CACGCAACGCTCGTTGATGGAGGTGGTCGGGTATATCGTCAAGGCAATACACGAAACCGGTGCGGAGCGTGTATTGATTGACGATGTCGGGATGGGCGGCGGGGTGGTTGATCGCCTTGTCGAACTACAAAACGAATACACTTCGCCGATCCCTCGTTGGGTTGACATTGTTGGTATCAATGTCGGTCTGCCGCCATCGGATAACGACCCCGAAACCAAGAAATTCGCCAACTACAAAACCGAAGTCTCTTGGTTGTTGCGAGAGCGGTTCGAACAAGGCGATATCGACATCGACAACGACCCCGACACGGTGGCGCAGATCACCGCAATGAAGTACACGATTACGTCTCGGGGTTGGATGAAGGTCGCCTCGAAAGAGGAAATGCAAAAGGAACTGGCAGGGATCGAGACCGACTCACGCTCTCTCAGTCCTGACAGGTTCGATGCCTTGGTTCTCGCATTCTGTGATGATGCTCCCGGTGATGATCTCAGTGAATGGCGGGCATTGGCCCGCATCGTCTAGTTTGTTCTTGTCCAATATCCACTGAAAGCTGTCGTTGTCGCCGCGTATCACATACAAGATATCGTGATCGACCAACCAACACAGTCCTTCCCTGCCGGTGGCTGTGTGATAAAACTCCATCACCGTGTCGCGGTTGGCGTAGTAGAGCATGCGAACTTCTCCTTACGGTTTGTGGTGTCTGGAAAACAACTGCACGCACGGTCACTGCCCGCTTCATTGCGAACATCCCCAGCCCAGTACATATGCCGGCGACAAAAGAGTTATTTGCGGTTGTTGCTATTTCCATGACGGCACGATAAGCGAGGTTGTTCCCTGCATCCCTGAGACCTGTCGGGATCAATAACCATCTTCGTGATAGCGCATTGCGATCTGCAAAGACAACACAACAATCAATGCATCCAACAATATCCAAGAAAAAGAATGTGTGTGTATGTTGCGGTACTCCATCCACAATAGCATGAATATCGCGTTGCCGAGACAGGCCCATTTCATTGCCACAAATAGGCTTTCCATGTGCAATGAACCTACAGACAATGACCCAAAGTTCTTTAGAGGGTTGGGTTACGGGATTGTGTTATCGGTCCCGATATGGACATTTATGGGACTGAGTATTTGGTGGTTGTGCAAAGTAGTGCGATAATTAAGCTTTCCCAGCATAGTTACGAATACCCTTGTCCTTTGCAAATCTTACAGCAATATCCGTAAGGATCATCCCCCCAACCCATACAAGCATAACAATAATACAGAGTGTGTCCTTTAATCACGAACGGGTGCCTGTACCACAAGGCCAGGATTTTCCAACGTATATTGGTAAGCGTCATTATCTACCATCCTGTTTCTGTGAACCACCCCGTAAACACTCGTTTGCGATAAAACATTGTTGGGTAAATTCCGCGTCCATTACGCATCATTTTTAGATACATGCCGACATGGCGCGGTAATAACGGTTTGGTCACTCCATAAGGAGAGCGGAAGGCGCGCGGTTTGTAGCGAATATTTTTCATTTGGCCGGCAGAAACGTAACCGAACTATTACAAAACAACATGTCCAATATGTCTTCCGGGGAACAATCCCCCAACGATGTAGTCCAGCCCTTTTCGGCATATTCGGGTTTGCGCCCGATATTGTAGGCAATCCACTGGTTGCCTTCCCACCTGACGGCAACATCGATCAGGCGGTAATCGTCTATAGCCATAAGTCAAACCTCGATGGATTGGAAGGGATGGGTTGTAGCTATAGGTATATCACTATTTCTTATATTATGGTGGATAGCTTATCTGTTGTGGGCGCATCCCTAACATCTGGAGGTTGTCGATGCCTATCTACAACGTATCGGTGCAAGCCCCCGCCATCAACGAGATGGTGGTGACCGAAGCCGATGACGAACAACAGGCGAAAGAGAGGGCAATTTATAGCGCCCTACAGCGACAAGCGCAAAATGCCACGGTGACGGTCGAAGAACAACACTAGATGCGCGAAGCATTTACGTTATTCACCAGAAAGGTCGAGCACGCCGCCGGGTCGCCTTGGGCTTTCATACTCTCGGTCTTGTCAGTTGTGATATGGGCTGCATTCGGCCCAGTATTTAATTACTCCGACACATGGCAATTGATTATCAACACCTCGACCACCGTCGTAACGTTCTGGTTGGTGTTTATTATTCAAGCCACCCAAACTCGCGACACCGAAGCCATACATATCAAGTTGAACGAATTGATCCGGGTGACCAACGCGCGCAACGAACTGGTCGCGATCGAGGATCGCCCAAAGGAAGAGTTAGATCACAGGCGCGACGAATTGCGTGATATGTCAAACCAATAAGGTGGAAGAAAGAACCGGTTCCTGTGGGGACCGGTGTAATGGTTGGGTGAGCGGAGCGGTCCTTTCTTCCGCCGTCTAACTACCAAGGGTCGCACCACCCTGTCAAGAGGCACAATGATGGAACATGGCACGAACTAAGTCAGTTGTGAGAGCGGCAAAGCGCGAAAGCAACCGCATCAACCAAGCAGAGAAACTGATTCAAGAAGCGAATCAGACAGAACAAGTGCGTACTAACGACGCCTTCCAGAACTTCGCAGCAAGATTAGGGATTGGTACAGACAATCAGTCAAGTTATGGGGGATACGGGTTCAATCCCATAACAAGAAATCGTATGATGCTCGACCTCGCCTATCGCGGCAGTTGGATATGCCGGATGGCGGTTCGCGCGATTGCCGACGATATGACAAGAGAGGGTATTACTTTAGGTTCCGATCTCGACCCGCAACTGGTCGATATCATGTACACCGCATTCAACAAGAAGTTCTTTATCTGGGACAAGCTAACTGAAGCATTGAGTTGGGGACGTTTGTATGGCGGCGGGGGTGCCATCATCCTGATCGACGGTCAGGACATGGAGAAACCGTTAAGGATCGACACCGTCGCTCCAGGCCAGTTCTGTGGGTTGTTGCCGGTCGATCGTTGGATGGTCGATCCCTCGTTGTTTGATCTAGTGACCGATCTTAAGTCGCAGGATTTGGGCCTGCCGAAATACTACAATGTCATCCACGATGCCCCGGCAGCCCCAAGACAAAAAATACACCATTCAAGGTTTATTCGTTTCGAAGGCGACGATCTCCCTTATTACCAAAAGCTCTCGGAGAACCTCTGGGGGTTGTCGGTTCTGGAGCCGGTGTTCGACCGCATCATGGCGTTCGACAGCGCGACAACTGGCACCGCGCAATTGGTTTACCGCGCCCACCTTCGTACCTATGGGATCAAAGGACTGAGGCAAATCATCGCCAAGGGCGGCGCGGTCCTCGACGCGGTTTACGAACAAATCGACATGATGCGCAAATGGCAGTCCAACGAGGGTATTACCCTGATGGATGCCGAAGACATATTCCAATCGACGCAATACACATTCGGCGGTCTCGACAGTGTCCTCATACAAATGGGGCAACAGATTTCCGGTGCGTTGCAAATTCCATTGGTTCGTTTGTTTGGGCAGTCCCCCGCCGGGTTGAACAGTACCGGCGAATCAGACCTTCGCATGTATTACGACGGTGTGCGAAACCAACAAGAGCGAAGACTGCGCTCGCCGTTGGAGAAGTTGATACGCATCATCGCGCAGAGCGAAGGCGTCAAGATACCAAACAATTTCAATTTCGAGTTTGTACCTTTGTGGCAGTTGACCACCGAACAGAAATCCTCGGTCAGCGCACAGACATCAAATAGCATACTACAAGCATTTGATGCCGGCGCGATCGGTCGCGGCACCGTGTTGAAGGAACTGCGCAAACTCAGTTCCGATACCGGGGTTTGGACATCGATCACCGACGAGGAAGTGGACGAAGCCGAAAAAGAACCAATACCGCCGCCGCCAGGACAAGGTGGAGAGGGTGGCGGCGGTATGGGTGATCCCGGTGGCGGTCTCGAAAGCGGCGGCATCAACGCGCCGACAGCGCCGCAACCCACAAAAGGAATGGAGACACCCAAAGCCGCAAACGAAGGCGACAGTTTCTTACCCGGTTCGAATGTCATCCCAATACGGCGAGCGTTCCAAAGGGGAAGTGGAACCGGGCAGGAAGACGGATCGTCAGAAAGGAAGCTGGGGGGTTTTCTTCCCGGCGATCCGTCACCCATTAATGCCAATGAACTCAATGAAGCCGCCCCATTCCTCCAACACGAGTTGGAGAGGATCGACAAGGCGATCCACAAACCACTGCAAAAACAGTTGCATCTTCATTTCAACGACAAGGACAGCGACGGTCAGATCATCGAGTATGCGGGGTTCCCGGTTGTGATCGAGTATCATGCAGGCGAATCACGCAACACCGGCAGTAGCGATGGCGCTATAATGGATGCCGACTACGGTTACATCATCAATCGCGACAGTGAAGACGGCGACTCGCTCGATGTCTTTCTGGGACCGAACGAACGCGCCGAGAAAGCCTATGTGGTTGCAACCGGCGATCCCGACACGGGAGACTTTGTACAATACAAAACCTTTCTCGGGTTTAACGACCCTGAACAAGTCCAATTGGTGTTGTGGTCGTTTTACGGTGACGGTCGCGGCGAAGAGCGGGTGTTGTTTGGCAACGAAATGACGTTGGGAGAATTCAAGAGTTGGTTGCACTCCCGCACTACAAACGATGCGGTTGGCGAACCGATCTATACGAGACAACCAAAGAAGCGTGCCGGCCAGTATGTCGAGGGCAGCGGCAGCCCGACGACTCCGGTGTTTCGTTCGCCAAAGCCACGCACACAAAATACAAATGTTCACCCGGCATCGCAAAAAGAACCGACTGCAACCCACCCGGAATCAAAGGATGCAGTACAACATGGGAATAGCAACGGCAATGGTATGATATCCGGCAAGGACGGCAGATCGTATGTGGTCACGCATTCTCTGGGAGAAAGCAACGAACATATTTATACGGTAAGCCACAATGGCAATTATGCCGGGGACGCACATTTATCACCTAGCGGAAAGTATGTTTCTAGTTTGGGCATTCTCCCAGAACATCGAAGAAATCGGGTTGTCACGGTATTGTACAATCACATGGAAAATCATCTGGGATACAAATTGGAGCCAAATCCGGTTTATCAAACTCCTGAAGGCAATGCTTTTTGGGAATCCCGGCGCAGGGAACCAGAATGAATGGCGACGATCCCTTGTGGGACAAGTTGAAACAGTTCAAGAGTGATGCAATGAATGTCGATCTGAGCCAGCAAGAAATCCAACTGATCATCCGCAACCTTCCGGTGGCGGGTGAAGAATTCGAGAAACTCGGCAAGAAGCTTCTTCAATATGTCTTTCCCGAAGTCGATCAGGACACGATCGCCGAGAAGTGGCAGGATTGGAAGAGGAAGTAACTTGACTTTGTTGTTGTTTTGTGTATCCTATGATGCATGCAAAAACAAATCTATTGTTGTGGATGCACCAAGGATATATTTGCGCGGCTGACCGATGGTCGCGAAATCTATCCGCATCGCGAAGACCTCGCCGACATACCGTTCTGGCGTTGTGACACCTGTGGCAACTATGTCGGTTGCCACTACAAAACAAGGAACCCGACAAGACCACTCGGTAACATATCGACGCGCGAGATCAGAGGCTTGCGGCAGGACATCCACAATGTCCTCGACCCGTTGTGGAAAGACGGGACGTTCCAACGCGATGAGATATACGAAAAGATTTCAACTGCGTTGGGTCACAAGTATCATACCGGCAGCATCCGGTCGGTTGCCGAAGCCCGCACGATCTTTCGCATTGTCAACAACATACGAAGAGAATTGGAGTAGTGGGGTCTGGTCTGACCTTCGACCCCCATCGGCTGCACGCGCTCTACCGGAACACCTAAAATCGACCTAGGGTCTTTCTACATCCGGTAGGTCAGAACTCGCTGGCATAATCACAAAGGCGAAAGTGATTTCTGCCGGTCTGCCAATCCCGATCAAGACAATTGTCAAGGGGGTAGTCAACCGCCTCGATCGTGATTTCTAGTAAGCGTAGTTACCGTATTTGTCGGTGTACGCCTTGGCGATATTAAGTGCCGTGACATGATCACCTTTATTGGTGAAATAATGCCACGCACAGTCGATCACAAAGGCAATACCGCGACCACCTATAACATAGGGTGTTCCAGCACCTGTCGTAGCACCCTGTCCGTTCAGCCATAAGGCAGCATCGTCAAAGGTATTAGTCCTGCCATTAGGCCAAAGCACGTTGGCATACTGCCCAAGTAATTGGTACACCGCGCTTCTACTCATAGCCTTCCTTCTCCTACAAATATGCCCGACATGGGTCATCTGGGTGACATGCGGCATACCTGTAGCTTCCAGTAAGCTACGAACAACCAACTAGCACACTCGATCGCACAACGCAACAGGTTTTTTATGCCCGATCAATTCTGGGAGCCGGTTGATGATGCAAATCAAAAACGCGATGTCACTACTCGCTCCAGGGTTCCGGGTGGGTGGATTTATCGAAACATTGTCTGGCACGGGAACAACGCCAGCCTCTCGGTCGCAATGGTTTTCGTTCCTGAAGCGTCTCAGGCTCCCGCAGCCCAGGCATCTTCGTTTGCGGTCGGACGATCCAATGACCGACAGGGAGCGGGCGATTAGCCTCGCTAGACTTGTACTACAAAAACAAAAACTCGGGATATCACTGGCACCGTCGCAGTCCATCTTGTTGTCGCGCGAGTTTCTTCTGGCGATCAAGCACGATGGTTTGCACTACGGCAATTGAGTATTGGAGTTTATAAATGGCGAATACAAGAAAACCGACGCAGGAAACAGGCACCGATCTGGAACCGCGCGTCACTGAGTTGGAAAGCGATGTTGCACAACTTCAATTGGACTTCAAGAGTCTCGGTAATCGGATTTATGCGCTCGAAACCGGAATAACAGTCCCGCAAGACCAACAATCCAATCCCCAACAACCGGCACAACAGCAGGATGATCTTGAAGCTCGGGTTTCCGAGTTGGAGCGGGATGTTCACCAACTCCAAACAAACTACAAAGACCTTGGTAATCGGGTGTATACGCTCGAAACCGGAATAACAGTGCCACAGGTAACTGTGACGCCCACGCCGCCGCCTAGTGGTAGTCTTGAAGAGCGGATTGTCAAATTGGAGCGCAATGTCAGTCAGCTTCAGTTAAACAGCGAAAATCTCAATGAACGGGTGACGGCACTGGAAGAAAAAGAACAACAACCTGAACCACCGGATAGTGACGCGACACTGCAAGAATTGGTCAATAACGGCGGCGCGGTGATATTGCCAAAAGACAATTACAACGAAGTTTGTTCTATCACCAAACCGACACAGGTCACCGGCAAACCAACGACGATCGATGTCACCGGCATGACAATCAGCAACCAGAAGGGCATATTCGACGCGCAAGAATCATTGGAGTTAGATGGTCTGGTGATGAAGGGTGCCAAGGTGCCGGATAAGAACGGCACCGCAGTCCGGGGTTCTAACAATGTGTCAATAAAGCTGACCAATTGTGAAATCTTCGATTGCGAGATGGGCATCTTGACCGGGACGGGCGGCAAGGTCGAATTGTCGGATTGCAATATCTACGACAATGGCGCGTCCGATGGTCAGTCGCACGAAATCTATGTCGGGCCGGCGGATGAGCTTGTTGTCGATAGTTGCATATTGGTTGCCGGGAATAAATCGTGCCGTCCGTTAAAGTCGCGCGCCAAGCAGACAACGGTTCTCGACACTCACATGAAGGGTTCTCCCAGCCGTGACACCAGAATTGTCGGCAGCGTTGTCGATATCTGCGAGGGTGGCGAAGTATTGATCGAGAATTCGATCATCGAGAGCATCCCCGGCACCCCGATCACCGCGCTTCTTAGTTATGCCTTTGAAAACACCAATGCCGGGGTTGGAACCGTGATATTGTGCAACGTCAAGGTGATTGACGGTCGCGGCAATGGCGGGTCGATCGAATCGCGGAACAGCGGCGCGAGACTGGTGTTGGAGAATTGTACCCATACGGCAAACAACCCGCCGGCACTCAATGGTTGGGGCAATGTCAGCGGGCAGTTCACCAGAGCGTAGATGCTGGAAACCGGTTCCCATACTACAACTGATGCTTGGTTGTCGCGGCGTGCGCGTGCTCGCGCGCACGCCTATTTCGAGAAGGTAAGAAACGCCGAAACCTCTTATGCGATCCAACTGCGGAAGATCGCCAGACATGTCGGCGAACTGATAAAGTCATACGACCCGTTCCACCCCGGCTCGGTATCTGAATTACAAGACATCCTCAACCGTTATTCGCAGATCATTCGACCGTGGGCGCACACACAGGCAACAAGAATGATCGCCGAAGTCGCGCAGCGCGACGAGGTTGCGTGGCAGAGACACTCGCAGGAGATTTCGCGCAACCTCCGCAGGGAAGTACAACAAGCGCCAATCGGCCCGATCATCAAAGACATTCACGCGCGACAGGTTATGTACATCACCGACATCCCGGTCGAGGCCGGCAACAAACTGGTCGATCTGTCGCGTGAAGCAATCATAACTGGCGAACGGTACAAATCGCTTGTACCAAAGATACAAAACGAAGTCGCCGGTATGACAACCAGAAGGGCAACGACAATAGCTCGTACCGAAACTGGTAGAGCCGCTACCGCAATCGTAAAAGCGCGCTCCGAGTTTATCGGTTCGCCGACATACACATGGCGCACCGCACGCGATCTAGACGTTCGCCGAATGCACAAACTGCTTGAAGGTACGGTTCAGCGTTGGGACAGCCCGCCGATTGCGGAAGAACAAGGGCAACGACATCATCCGGGGGAATTTCCCAACTGCCGCTGTATCGCTCTGCCCATAGTATCCTAGTATAGGATCAAGCTAATGAAGCAATACAATCTCGCCTTTCACGATGAAGAACAAACAATCCCCTGCACCTACATCATCGAACGCGATGATTCTGTGTTTGAGGGATTTTTTCTCGATAACAGCATCGGGACATTCAAGGATGTCAATGTCGCCGCCAGGGCATTGTGGTACATCACTGAACTGACCCTGTGGAGACCGTCACCAGACCAACGAAAGTACCGGATATAGATTCGGGTCGTTGGTCTGGACCGTTTATTGTTTTATC